GTCTTAGGTTGCTGAGTTACAAATTTTATATATGCTGCTCTCGAACCTCTTTGACGTTTTTCACGTTTATCATCAAGTGATTCTTCAGCTAAATTTCTATGTGAGTTACCTTGATTATCTACAAAAGGTAGATTCTCAGTCTTAGTTTCAGTTGCATTAATATAAATAGTCTTCTGAACTGAACCGGGATAATACCACATGTCATCAATAAACCATCCACATTCACCTGTTGCATTCTCATCATAAATGTTCTCGTATGATGCAAGTCCATAAGGTTCAGGATTATAGAACATTTCATGAAAGTCTTTTGTACCTTTTTCCATATCACCACCAGTTCCCCATATTAAGGGAATACCTGTCATGATATCACCATCACGAAATGTAGGTTCAGCAATCGTATAAGCAGTAAGAAGATGCTCGAATTTACCAGCTTCTTCATATCCCATAAGATCAGTAGATTCTCCAATAGACTTAAAAGGATTATCTTTAAAGCTTATTGCTTGTATTTCAGACATATATCCATCTTCAATTTCAATACCTGTAGTTGGATTCTTCATTACAAATGAAGCTCTGAAGTGATCTCTTTGATGTAGTTTACCTTGTTTCTTACCCCAATCTGTATTCTTATTTACATGGTTGATACTGAAATGGATACCATCAAGAGTTACCTTGTAGTGTCCTTTCTCATAACCAGCTAGAATATTCATTGATGCAGGTAGGAAGTTAAAGTTGTAACTATATACTCCACCAGTTACTTGATATGTAAATCCTTTACGTCTGGATTTAGCTACAATCATCCCATGTTTATTTTGACCTTTGTAAGGTCCTTCAGCAACACAACGTTCGAATTCATGAAACCAATAGAAGTTATGATCTAGGAATCTAGGAAGAGTTATAATTTTTCTATTATCACCTACCTTTTCTGCACCTGTAAGAGGATCAATAGGTCTTGCTTTAATAAGACAGAAGTTAAGATAGAAATAGTGTCTACCTGTAACTCTCACTCCTCCAACAGTATAACCATTCATTACACGTTTCTCTTGTTCGTCCCAATAGTCATTATAGTCTTTTGAACCATAAGGAGCATTAGTGTAGAAACCTTTCTTTAAGAATTGTCTACCTTCTTCTTGAAATACTGCTGAATTTATAAACTTCAGATACGGTTGTGTACTATTACGAATAGGATTAGTTACCTGAGTCCAAGGTTGTGCTACTACTATATCTGTTGGTGGTAATATTAAGTTACTCATAATCTTCTTAAAAACTCATTCATTTCTCCTAATTGATCAATTCTAATATTTCGAATATTACTATGTGCTCTAAAATTATTTGAAGGATCAACATCACCTTTTCTAATATAAATTGAATTATGAATAAAGTAATTTTTATTAGTTATTCCTAAAATATATCCTTTTTGTTCTTTTAGATTTAAAGATATAAATACATAATAATCTGTCTTTTGATCCATTGTATCAGCATTAACTGTACATTCATAATAAGGTTTAGGTTTTACATTTCTATCTTTAGTTTTTATATCAAACGTTTTTCCATTTAATATAAAATCATAATTATATTCTCCTACGAATTCTGCTTTTGGAATAAGATTAGAAAATAAAAGTTCACCTATAATTCCAATATATGTACCTTCACCATTTCTTATACTCTTTGTAAGTTTATTTTTATAAACATCAGCTCGAAGTTTCGCTTCTTCTATAATATCATTCGTTATTTCTACTTCAATCATTACTCATCTATTTTATAGGTTTCTATTAATGATCCCGGTTTACAACATCCATCAACATTCTCTTTGATAGGAAGTTGACCTTCTATATATATTCTACCACATACCATACATATATATTTCTTAGGTTTTGATTCTCTACATGTATTGCATATATAAGGTTCTTTACTATTAGTAAAGTAATCTCCACATAAAATACAAGTTCCTTGTCTATTTCCCATTTCTCTTTACTACTTTTACATTAGGTTTTCCAAGTTTTCCAAGGTCAAGTATAGTAAAACTAACTGACATCTTTTCACTTGGGTTATACATTGTCAAACAGTCAGGACAACGAAATATGTTATCACTTTCTGAAGGAGTCATTATTGCTCCACAATTTGTACATTTTATAGTTTCCATTATTCACCTCCCTTTTCTATCATATCTTTTAACTCATTAGGAATATCCTTCTCGAAAACGTACATCTCAGCTTTATTAGTTCCCATTGTTAACTTTATCCAAGGTAGATGGAAATACCCATATTGAGAACCTGTTGGAAAATACGCATTTCCCATGTTAAGTAAAGCAAGTTGTTCTTCTGTTAATTCTATTATAAATTCCATATTATCCTCTTCTTTCTGGTGGTAACTCACGTTTACCAATTGATGATCCACCTCTCATCTGCATATTATCGGAAAGTTCTTTTTCAACTTCCTCTCTAAGTTTCTTCATACCTACTATAAGTTCACCAAGTTGTTTAATGTTAGCAATCAGGTTCTTAGCTGCTTTACCTTCTTCATCTTCAGATAGATCAGTATCACGAAAGTATGTTCTAAGTTCCTGTATAGCAGCTTCAGCATCAGCAAGTAACTCCATTGATAAGGTTGTCTGAAGCTCACGATATTTATTCTGAGCTGCCATAATCATCTCATCAGTCTTCTGTTCTCTATTATTATATATATCCAACTTGATCTTAGTATCTCTATTTGAAGGATGATAATTTCTGTAAATAGATTGAAAGTCAGTTGAATGATACACGTATGCAAGGTCTTGTAGAGCTTTCTCTTTATTCTTACTCTTGTCTCTTTCCCATAAATACTTGAACTGCTGAATCATTAAAGCTTCAGGTTGTATAGTAATGACGTTATTAACTAGTTCAATTAAATTCTTCATAATTTTTTAAATCCTATTGCTGAATCTACCTTGTTGATATTGTTATCATTAAGGTTAGATACATCTTCTTTTATAGTGAATATTAATATTCCCAAGAAGTAAATCTTTCTTGTTTCTGTAACTTTAACAGTCCACTTATAATTATCAGTGTAGACTCTATCAACTTTTAATACTGTTTTTATCATTGTTTATTTGTTTAAAACGTTTCTTTCTTCCTTCTTTAACCTTAAATACTCCAAAGTACATTAATCTAACTGAGTCAAATTCCATTGTTTCTCTATTACCTTTACTGAATACTTCACTAGTAAATTTAAATGGAGCTTCAACTATTTCCTGCATTTGAGATAATGTAATCCCTTGTTCCTTAGCAACATCCTCAAGATACTTCTTCGTTACTTTCGTCCTCATTTATTTCCATTATAAAATCTATATCTGTTGTTGCATCAATCTCATCCAGACAGTCATCACACACTTGAGTCTTAATCCCATTTGGTCCAATTACTTTATTAGTTCCCTCTTTCGGTTTTTTTCCAACCGATTCACATCTACCACATTTCATATTACTATCTGTACTATCGTTTCTCTTTCTACTACATTATTACTTAACTGAGAGTTGTAGGCGTTTTCGTCATTTTCGATTTTATACCCTTTATAATCATTGATATATTGGAGACCAACTTTGATATTATCAATTGTACCATCTCTTTCAATGATGTGGAGGACCTGAGACGCTTTAGTAACGAGATTAAGTCCTCTATCGGAATAAGTGTTATTCCCGACAAGACTACCAGAGCGAGAATAAATATCTGTAATATTCGTAAAATGAACATGCCCAAAGATAGCATAATCCAATAGAATACCTTTAGCAGCGTACTTCCCAAAAACTTGTTGCATAAATCCTTGACCTTCTTTAAAACCTGTACCATGAGTTATAAGTATATTTGATCCGTTAACATTAATTACTTGTTCTACAGGGTCTCCTGAGATGAACTCAATACCCTTTTTATCTTTAAATAAAAGCTTTAACATATTGTAAATCAAGAAGTCATAGTTGTCACTCATTGCTAATGCTGACATTCCATATTCATCCTTAATTCTTGATTCATTACCACTTACTCCTACAATAGATAGATTTGCTACACGATTAATATCCTGTAGAAATTGATGTAAGAGTTGAGTTGCAAGAAGTGCAGCCTTACTTCTATTGGTTGCCATGTTCATTATCTCATCTAATCGTCTATCAGAGTTAATGATATCACCTGTGAAAGCTACAACAATCTTACTTACTTTGTAAGCTTCTGCAATCTTCTTAATCTTATGTGCATATTTCTGTAGTCGTTTTCCTCCAATTACAAAGTCATAAGCGTTATCAGGAAGGTTAACTAGTTCATTAAAGTGAGTATCAGTTACTTGTACAATAAGTACTGGACCTTCTTTATCTACATGATCATAGGTGATAGTTTTGAAATCTTCGCTGGATAATTGTCTGACTAACTCTTCATTAAGTGCAGTAAGAGCATTTTCTACTCTTGCTTGCTCTCTAAAATGTTTATTAACAACTCTAAGTTCATCCTGTTTTCTTTGTAGTTGTTTCTTATTTCTTACAAATATTTCTGAAGATTTCTCCTCATCTGATAGTGAGACAACCTTTTTTATTTCTATGCTAACTAACTCATCTCCATTTGATCTCTGAGATACTCTTGCTTTAACTACTTCAGCAGGATCAATTCCATGATCTGTAACAAACTTATGAACTGTGCTATTTATCTCAAAATAGGAATTTTCTTTTTGAAAGCTCCAAAGTCTATTTGCTGAACTAACTGTAGTACCTGTTGCTGCTGATCTTAACGCTTTCTCATCTCTTCCATGATCCTTTGCAGCATCCATAATTGAATTGTAACTCTTAATATAATGACCATCTAAGTCATATTCATGTATTTTTTTTGACATTCAATCAATTGTTTTTATAACGATTATACACACCATGTTCTCTTTAACTTCTGCAACGAATCTATAGTTCGGATGTCGTTCTCTCCATCTCTGCATAGAACGATAAAGGTCAGATATGAAATTAGCAATCTCATTCTCTGACCCTTTATATACTTTATTTATTGCTATCTTCTCCTTTGAAAGCAAAGGTAACTTCTGTATGCTGAAGATATCTGAACTTATATTTCGGATTAATTCCATCTTTACCTTTTAATAGTAAGTCTGCTTGTCTTAATTCATTATATATATTATATAGATTCGCTTTTGATATTCTTAACTTGTTAGCAATCGCTTCCTTAGTTTTATGATCAAAAACAAGTCTACTCGTAACATCTTCATCTGCATTCTGATACAAATGATTATAGTATAATATCTCAGCAAATACTTCTCGTTGTCTTTTTCTAAGAGAGGTAAATGGATTAATTATTCCTATAACTTCCATCATCTGTCCAAAATATTTCTCCGGTGTTGTATCTATATTAAATCTCATTTCAATTTAAGTTCATTGTAAACATTCCTACACTTGATTGTGAATTATCTACAGTTTGTTTTAGAACCTTCTTATACAAAGAAGCTATTCCATTCATCATTAAGTCTTTAAAGACAATTTCAAAGAATTCATCTTCACGATCACTTTTTAATTCATGAGGTAATAGTACTCTATTATTCTCATATAGTATCATATTATCTCTTGAGAGAATCAAGAAACAAAGGTATCTTTTACCTTCAGTATCTTCACCTAAGAAGTATTCTCCTTTAGTTAAAGAATGAACTTCATGAAGCATCTTATTCAGATGCTCCACGAATTCATTCTCTAAAATCTCTTTACGAGTAATAAGCATTTTCTTTTATTTTGCTGAAAACGTTGTTAAACTTACATTGTTACTTCCTTGTGAAGTACTACCATATATTATACTAGGTTGTCCTATCCAATTTGGTTGCCATGCTGGAATACTAGGATAGATAACTGGTTGAACTGTCATATAAGGATACATTCTACTAAAAGTAATTGTCTTCTCAAGAGTGTATTCTTTCCAACTATCACCAAGCATTTGTTGCATAGTCTCCACAAAGATAGCAAAATTGCTGGATTCTTCCAACACTATACTTTTTCTTTCTGTGTCGATAATGAATTTCATAGCTTATACTACTTTTAAGTTTTCTTTAATCTCTTCTTCTGTTCTAGGAGT